GGATTCTCCCCAGTTGTCGGTCTGGCCTGCCACACTCACCGGCATGAGCACCCCGCAACGTGTGCCGCTGGACGTGTACCGCGGCGACACCCACCGCTGGACCCTGACCCTGTGGACCGACCCGGCCGCCACCGCCCCGTTCGACCTCACCGACGCCACCGCGAAGGCCGAGATCCGCCGGCCCGGCGGCGGCCCGCTGCTCGCCACCATCGAGACCGCGATCACCCTGCCGAACACCGTTGCCCTGCTGCTGCCCGCGGCCGAATCCGCCGCGCTGCCCGGCCGGGTGGCCTGGGACCTGCAGTTGACCTTCGGCGACGGGTCGGTGCGGACCGCCGCGGCCGGCCCGGTCACCGTCACCGCCGACATCACCGACGCCCTGGCGGTGCCGGCATGAGCCCCACCCCGGTGATCCTGCCGCCCCAGCAGGACATCACCGTGCGGATCACCGACCGCGGCCCCACCGGCCCCACCGGCCCCACCGGCCCGCAGGGCGACCCCGGACCCACCGGCCCCACCGGGCCCACCGGCGCCACCGGGCCGCAGGGCGACCCCGGGCCGCCCGGCCCGACCGGTGACACCGGGCCCACCGGGCCCACCGGGGCGACCGGCAGCACCGGGCCGCAGGGCGTCCCCGGCCCGACCGGCCCGGACGGGCCGCAGGGCGTGCAGGGCATCCCCGGCGTCACCGGCGCGGCGTTCCCCACCGTCGCCACCGTCACCGCGCTGCCCGCCGCCGCAGCGAACGCCGGCAAGGCCTACTGGGTCACCGACACCGCCACCGTCGTGGTGTCCGACGGCACCCGGTGGCGCACCGTCTACGGCGATACCGGGTGGCGCAACATCACCACCTGGGACACCGCCGGGGTGGTCACCGGTGTGGCGCTGGCCGCCGGGTTCAAACCGAAGACCGGGACCGCCGGGTCGATCCGGTTGCGGCGCACGAACCACACGGTGTTCGTGGCGTTCAACGGCCTGGCCGTGGCGGTGGCGAACACCAGCGACAGCGTGGTGTCGTTGCCGGTCGGCTTCCAACCCACAGCGGTCCCCGCGGGGTTCATGCCGCCGATGTTCACCTCGGCGAGTGTGTTCAAGAACTTCGGGCTGACCGCGTCCGTGGCGGCGTTGTCCAGGGCTACCGGCTTCACCTGTGCGATCGACGACTTCTTTCAATTCGCCAATGCATCGTGGGCCACGGTCGACGCTTGGCCTGCCACCCTGCCCGGCACCGCGCATGTCGGTATCCCCTAGGTGGGGGTGCTGGAGTGGTCGCTGCTGCTGCTGGCCGGTGGGGCGGTGCTGGTGCTGATCCTCACCCGGCGTGGACACTGACCAGGTGACCGACCCCCTGTTCGCGGCGCTGCCCGGCCCCGCCGGGCCGCTGCGGCAGCTGCTGGACACCCGGCTGCGGGATGAGCCGGACGCCGACCCGGTGCTGGCCCTGGTGGTCCGGTCCCTCGCCGACCGGATCGACTGGGCCATCGCCGGGCGGCAGTACCGCGGGTTCGTGATGATCACCGCCGAGTTCCGCGCCGCGTACCGGGACCTGCTGCCCCAGGTCGCCGTCGATGATTCGTTCGAGCAGCTGCTGGCGGAGATCGCCAATGCCGACGCTGGCCCCGCCGTCCCCGGCGCCTAGGTACGCCACCCCGCCGGTCCCGGGGCGGCCGTCCCACGCGCACCGGGTCGCCGCCCTGTCCGCGAAGGTGCTGGGCCGGGAGCTGATGCCCTGGCAGCGGCAGGCGTCGCAGCTGCTGAACGAACACAACGCCGGCGTCCGGACCCGGCCGTTCACCGTGGTGACGATCCAACGGCAGGCCGGTAAGACCACGTGGCTGCTGGCCGAGGCCCTCGAGCGGTGCCTGTTCGGCGGCCCGTTCCGCCGCGTCTGGTACACCGCGCAGAACGGCCAGTACGCCAGGGAGAAATGGGGTGAGCTGGTCGCCGAGCTGACCGGCCCCGGGGCGCCGCTGCGCCGGCAGATCGAATCGAAGTTCACCAACGGCACCGAACGGCTGATCTTCCCCAACGGGTCGACCCTGCGCCCGTTCCCACCGACGAAGGACGCGCTGCACTCCATGCAGTCGGACCTGGTCATCCTGGACGAAGCGTGGAAACACGACGCGGTCCGCGGCGCCGAGCTGATGCAGGCCATCGGCCCGACGCAGGCCACCCGCCCCGGCGCCCAGGTCGTCGTCGTCTCGACCGCCGGCACCGCCGACTCCACCTGGTTGCGGCCGCTGGTGGACCGCGGCCGCGGCGGCGACCCCGCCGTCACCTACCTGGAATGGGGCATCGCCGACGACGTGGACCCGATGGACCTGGACGCCGTCGCCGCCGCGCACCCGGCGATCGGCCGGACCATCGACCGGTCCTTCCTGGTCGACCAGGCCGGGATCATGGCCGCCACCCCCGGGGAGTTCGCCAGGGCCTACGGCAACCGCTGGACCACCACCCTCGAGCAGCTGATCCCCGCCGTCTCCTGGGCCGCGATCCGTCACCGTGACGGAACCCCCGCCGACGGTGTGGCCCCGGTCCTGGGCGCCGATGTCGCGGTGGACCGGTCAGCCGCCGCCGTGGTGGCCTGCTGGCCCGACACCGAAGGCACCCCGACCCTGGAGGTGGTGACCTACGGGCCCGGCACCGACTGGGTCGCGCCCCGGCTGCTCGAGCTGCACACCGCGCACGGGTCACCGGTGGTGCTGGACGGCGGCACCGGCCCCGCCAGCACCGTCGTCGACCAGCTGCGGCACCGGGAGCAGCTACCGGACTGGGTGCGGGCCGTCACCCCCCGCGAATACACCACCGCCTGCGCGCAGCTGCTGGACGGCATCACCGACCGCACCATCCGGCACCGCGGCGACCCCGCCCTGGACGCCGCCGTCGGCGCCGCGGCCCGCCGCACCGTCGGCGAAGGCTGGGCCTGGTCCCGGCGCATCCCGACCACCGACGTGTCCCCGCTGGTCGCCGCGTCGCTGGCGCTGTACGGGGACCGGCACCGGCCGCCGAACCCCGTCCGCCCCGTCGCCTACGCCGGATAATTACACCGGTGTCACGCCCTGCTGATAGACCCATGCCGTGCGGAGATACTCCCGGGTGGATTGCTCGCTGTGCAGTTTCCTGGCGCTCTGCGATAAATGCGGTTGGCGGGATGGGCCCTGGTCCACACAGACCCGGGCGGACCAGACGCTGACCCGGCACCTGGCCGCCGAGCATCCCGCGACCGCCCGTAAACACCGCGAACGGGCGGGCGCATGAGCATCAGCGGCTGGTTGGGGCTGGGCCGCACCGCGGCGCTGGCCCTGAACGTCCCGACCGCCGGGGTGCTGTCCCCGTGGGGGCATGACGATTCGTTCCTGGAGCGGGTGGTGGTCCCGGACATCTGGCCGGACACCGTGCCGCGGCCGATGACCCGCGGCGAGGCCATGCAGGTCCCGGCGGTGTCCCGGTCCAGGCACCTGATCTGCGCCACCGTCGCCAGCCTGCCGCTGGTCGCGCTGCGCGGCGACACCCCGGTGCCGGACCCGCAGCAGCCGCAGTGGTGCTTCAGCACCGACGGGCAACTGGGCAACCTGACCGCCGAGCAGTGCGAGCGGTACGGGCTGGCCGGCGGGCAGTCACCGTTCCACCGGATGCTGGCCACCGCCGACGACCTGCTGTTCTGCGGTCAGGCGGTGTGGCTGGTCACCCGGCCCATCGACCGGTCCGGCCGGCTGCTGCCCAACCGGATGGTGCACATCCCGTACGGGTCCTGGCAGACCGACCCGCAGACCGGCGCCCTGGTCGACCAGAACGGCCACCCGTTCTGCTCCGGCGAGCACACCGAGGACGGCGAACGGGTGGAAACCCCGGCCGACGTGGTGTACCTGGAGGGCCCGCACCCCGGGGTGCTGACCTTCGGCGCCGCCACCATCAGGGCCGCCAGCACCCTGGAGCTGACCGCCGCCGAGGTGGCCCGTACCCCGTTTCGGATCGGTCTGCACCAGACCTCTGAGATCACCCTGGACCCCGCCGAGCGGTCCGCCATCGTCGCCGAAACCCGGCGGGCGCTGGCGGACAACCAGGGGATTCTGTTCACGAACAGCGCGCTGGAGGTAACCGAGTACCGGCTGGACAGCAGCGAACTGCTGGTCGGCGGCCGGCAGGCGGCCGCGCTGGACGTGGCCCGGCACTGCAACCTGCCCGGCGCCATGATCGACGCCGAACCCACCGGCAGCAGCCTCACCTACTCCAACCCCGAGTCCCGCAACCAGCAATGGCTGGACTACGGGCTGGCGTCCTACCTGGACGCCATCGGCGCCGCCCTGTCGATGGACAACGTCGTGCCCACCGGGCAGCGTGTCGCCTTCGACACCAGCAGCCTGACAACGACTCTCGCACCCACCACGGGTGCGCCTACCCCCGACTGAGAGGGCCCGACCATGCCAGCACCATCCCCCCGCCGGCTGCCGCTGATCGTCTGCGACGCCGTCATCGACCGGCACCGCCGGCTGCAGCTGGTCGCCGCCGACGCCGTGGTGCAGGCCGCCACCGGCACCCCGGCCGCCACCGACCGCACCCTCCGCGGGCTGGTGCTGCCCTACGCCGCCGACGGCCGCACCTCCGCGGGCCGGGTCCGGGCATCCGCCGGGCGGGTGCACTGGGCCCCGGAGCTGCGCCGCATCAAGGTGTTCGTCGGGCATGACCGGACCCGCCCCGTGGGGTACGTCACCGCGCTCCGGGAGACCACCGAGGGGCTGACCGCCGAGCTGCACATCGCCAGCACCCCGGACGGCGACGCCGCGCTGCTGGAGGCCCGCGAGGGCACCCGGGACGCCCTGTCGGTGGAGCTCGAGGACGTGGAGCTGGACGACGACGGCGAGCTGATCACCGCCGAGCTGGCCGCCGTCGCGCTGGTCCCGCTGCCCGCGTTTTCCGATGCCCGGATCGCCGCGGAGCGCGATGACGACCAGGACGACGACGACCAGGCACCGCCGGCCCGGTCCGCCCCCCCGGCCGGACCGGCGGACCGCCGCGGCAGCTTCACCGCCGCCCGCCCGCCCGCCGGCCGCCGCCGGCAGCCCGGGGCGCTCACCCTGGACGCCGCGGCCGCGCAGCTGTCCGCCGCCTACGTCGACGGCAACCGCACCGCCGCCGCGCTGAACGCCGCGCTGGCGAACATCACCCCGACGTCGACGACGTCGGCCGCGACGAACCCGGTGCAGTGGCTGGGCGAGCTGTGGACCCCGGAATATGCCGCGCTGGACTGGGCGCAGGCGGTCAGCTCCGCCACCCTCACCGGGATGCGGCTGACCGGGTGGAAGCGGCTGCCCGCGGGGCCGAAGATCTCCCCGTACGCCGGGGACAAGGCACCGATCCCGACGGACGGCACCCTGGGGTTTGAGCCGGTGAACCTGCTGGCGCACCGGCACGCGGTGGGCGCCGACTTCGACCGCATCTGGCTGGACTTCGGCGACGAATCGGTGATGAACACGTGGCTGCGGCTGGTCACTCAGGACTACGCCAAGAAGCTGGACGCCGCGATCGGCGCCCTGGTGATCGCCGAGGCCACCGACGGCGGCGCCGCCGCCGACGTGATCGCCGCGGTGTCGGTGGCCGCGCAGACCCTGAAGCTGTCCGGCGCGTCGACCAACTGGATTGCCCTGGCCACCGACCTCTACGCCGACTACCTGGGCATCACCAGCGCGGACGCCCCGTGGTGGCTGGCGCAGTCGTCCGCGGTGAACCTGTCCGGCAGCAGCGCCAGCGTGAACAACCTGTCCATCTTCGAGTCGGCCGCGGTGCCGGCCGGCACCGTGATCGCCGGCGACCGCCGGGCCGTCACCCAGTACACCCCCCGCGGCAACCCGTTCACCGTCCGGGCCATCGACCTGGCCAACGGCGGCATCGACGCCGGCGTCTTCGGCTACTCCGCCGAGATCGTGAACGACCCGCTGGGCATCGTCTCAGTGACCGTGACGGCGACGCCGTAACCGATGCCCGAGTACACCCCGCAATGGCTGGACGTGGCCGACGTGAAGGCGCAGCTGCGGCTGTCCGGCGCGGACACCGCCGACGACGACCTGGTGGTCCGCTGCGCTGCCGCTGTCGAACCGCAGGTGCAGCGGGCCCGCCCGGACTTCTACCCGACGGTGAACCCGCTGATCACGCCGCCGGTGTACGCGCCGGACGCCGAGGTGTACCAGGCGGCGGTGATGCTGGCCGCCCGGCTGGTCCGCCGCCGCAACTCCCCGGGCGGGGTGGAGTCGTTCGGCGAGTCCGTCACCTACGTGTCCCGGTATGACCCTGATATCGGCCGGGCGCTGCATTCCGGGACCTGGTCGATGCCCGGTGTCGGGTGAACGTCGCCGGCGCCGTGCAGGGCGTGCTGGACCGGCTGCTGGCGGCCGGGGTGCGGGCCACCAACGACGAGCGGGACATCAACCCGCCGTGTGTGTTTGTCGCGCCGCCGGTGGTGTCCTGGCGGTTCGGCCGCGGCGACTTTGAGGCCGAGTTCATCCTGTGGGCGGTGACCGGGAACGCCGGCCGCAGCGTGGACCTGGTGAACCTGGGCGAGCTGCTGGACCAGGTGACCGCCGCGCTGGGCTTCGCGGCGGTCCGCGCCGAGCCGGCGGACCTGCTGCTGCCGGACCAGGGGGCGCCGTTGCCCGCGTACCGGCTGACCTGGACCGACACCATCCGACAACCCCGTTAGAAAGGCTTCGCCATGCCTGATGTGACCGCCGGCGCCACCGTGAAGCTGGGCCCCGGCACCCTGAAGATCGGCGCCACCGGGTCCGCCATCGACGTGTCCTGCCTGGTGAACAACGCCACCATCACCACCGACCGGTCGCAGGACGACCCCACCTACCACCTGTGCGGCACCAGCAGTCAGGCGCCGGTCACCTACGCGCACACCCTGACCGGGAACCTGGACATCGACCCGGTGGAGGCCACCGGGTTGTTCGCCCTGTCGTGGGACCAGATGGGCAGCGAACAGGCCTACGAGTTCACCCCGAACACCGAGGCCGCCGTCGCCGCCGCCGGGACGCTGATCCTGGACCCGCTGGACTTCGGCGCCGACGAGTACGGAAAGACGCTGAACTCGGATTTCGAGTTCGTGCTGACCGCGGCCCCGACCTACACCCGGGGCGGCGTCACCGCCACCGCCAGCAGCAGCAAGAAGGCGGCGAAATAGTGGCCGAGGTGGTGAAGGTCCGCGGCGCGGACCGGGTGGCCCGCACCATGAACGCCGCGGCCGCCGACCTCCGCACGATGGACGCCGCCACCGCCGAGTACGGCGACGTGCTGG